CTCAGGGCCCCATCCCCCCCCCAGCAGGCATCATCGAGCCGTGAGGAACCCTTACGGCTGGCAATACCAGCGAAAGCGCGCAGCGATCCTCAGACCAGGCGTGCGCTGCCATCAGTGCGGCGCCCCAGCGTCGGAATTGGATCATCAGCCGCCGCTCGCGCTGCATTTTCACGTCGAAGGCAGCGGCTGCTGCCGCGTCCTGCCTGCCTGCGGCGATTGCCAGCGGCGGCAGGGCGCCGAGCTGGGATTCGGCGGGCACTGGACGGCGCCGCAGCCTGAGCTGCCCGAAGTCGACGAGCACGAGCCCTGCCCTGGGCCCGCCGACAGCTACTGGGACGCCGCGCCCTGGCTCGATCCCTGGCGCGAGCTGCCGAAGGTCGCGACCTGGCCACGCTACATGACGGGCCCGCATCCCGAAGCGGTCGGCAGCTACGGGCCCGACGCGATCGGCTGGCTGGCCGAGGTCGCAGGGCTGACGCTGCGCTGGTGGCAGCAGCTCGTGCTGGTGCGGCAGCTCGAACACGATCGCGACGGGCAGCTCTGCTGGATCGACGTGCTGCAGTCGACCGCACGGCAGTCAGGGAAATCGACGGGACTGCGCGCGTGCTCGACTTGGCGGCTGCATCAGGCGCCGCTGTTCGCTGAGCCGCAGACGATCCTGCACACGGGCAAAGACTTGCCCGTCTGCAAGGAAGTGCAGCGGCCTGCGATGGCCTGGGCCCTGGCGCGCGGCTATCCGGTACGCCAGCAGAACGGTAACGAGCAGATCGAGCACGAGCTGACGGGCAGCCGCTGGATCATCCGCGGCAAGGGATCGGTATACGGCTACCCAGCGAGCCTGGTGCTGGCCGACGAAGCCTGGGGCATCCCGACCGATGTAGTCGATGACGGGCTCGAACCGACAATGGCTGAGCGCACGAGCCCGCAGCTGATCCTCGCGAGCACGGCGCATCGTAAGGCGACCGCACTATTCCCGACGCGGCGGCAGGCTGCGCTCGACCAGCTCGACGAGCCTGCAGGGACGCTGCTGCTCGAATGGTCGGCCCCGCGCGGCGTCGACCTCGACGATCGGGACGCCTGGCGGCAGGCATCGCCTCACTGGTCGGCCGGTAGGGCCCGCCTGCTCGAATCGCGCCTGCGCCGCGTCGAGGCGGGGCAATCGCTCGACCCTGACGAAGATGATCCGGGCGAATCATTCCGGGCGCAGTACCTGAATCAGTGGCCGATACGGCTGGGCGATGGCGCTGGCGAACCGTTCCTCGATCCTGGCCTATGGGCCCGCCTGCTCGTCGAGCCCGAATCCGGCGGGGCAGGGCTGCCCGTGTGCGTCGGCGTCGAAGACAACTACGGGCAGGGCGCGGCGGTCGCGGCGGCGTGCAGGATCGACGGCGCACGCTTCGAGGTCGACGGCTGGCTGGCGCCGTCATGGCAGCAGGGGATCGACGACGCGCAGCGGCTGCTCGACGATCGGCCAGGCTCGAAGCTGATCCTCGGCGCCTCGATCGCGCAGATCAGCGATCTGCGTCCGCGGCCCGCACGGGCATCGAGCACTGAGACGCGCACGGGGCTCGCGCTGCTGCGCGAGCTGGCACGTCAGGGGCTCGTGCTGCACGATCACGGCGCCGAGCTCGAAGCGCAGATCGAGCAGGCGCGCGTGCGGCCCGTCCCGTCAGGCGGGCTCGCGTTGCTCAGCTCGCGACGGGCTGACGTGCTGCGCGCCGCGGCCTGGGCCCTGCAGATGGCGCACGAGCGGCAGCGGCGTCCTGCAGTGCATTGACGCAGCGTGCGAACCTGTTCGGGATGGATCAGCGATCCCTGCGACCGCCTGACGTGCCGAACGGGAACGATCCGCCGACCGCAGCGCCAGGGACGGTCGGCCCCCCATCGGCGCAGCCTGGCGATCCCGATGGCGTGCAGATCGACCTGAGCGCGTCAGGGACGGCGCCGCCGCGGATCATGCGGCCCGCAGCCTGGTCGGGCTGGCCTGCGGAATGGTCGACGAGCTGGAACGGGCAGCTGGCGACCCTGGCCGATACCGCCTGGCTCTGCCTTGACCTGAATTCGTCGATCCTCGCGTCGATGCCCCCCTACCTGATCGGCGCCAGCGCATCGCTCGGCGCCGACTGGCTGACGAATCCCGACCCTGACCGATATTCGAGCTGGCAGGACTTCGCGAAGCAGCTCTGCTGGGATTACCAGCTCGGCGAAGCCTTCGTGCTGACCACTGCCCGGTATGCGACCGGATACCCAGCACGGTTCCATGCTGTCGAGCCGTGGGCGGTCGAGGTCGAGCTGACGGGCGCAGGGCGCCGGTACTGGATCGGGCGCAGCGAAGTGACCGACGATCTGCTGCATATCCGGTATCGGACGCGCACGAGCTGCGCGCGCGGCGAAGGGCCCCTAGACGCGGGGCAGGGTCGGCTCGTCGCGGCTGAAGTGCTCGGCCGGTACATGACGCAGCTGATCGCAGGGGGCGGCATCGTCCCGTCGACCCTGACGCATCCCGACGAGCTGAGCAGTACGCAGGCGACCGACCTGCAGCAGCAGTGGATCGCAGCACGGGCGCAGAGCTTCGGCGTCCCTGCCGTGCTCTCAGGCGGCGTGCAGTATTCGACGGTCGCGCTGAGCCCTGCCGATATGGCGCTGCTCGACCTGACGCAATTCACAGAGTCGCGGATCGCAGTGCTGCTCGGCGTTCCGCCGTTCCTGGTCGGGCTGCCCAGCGGCGGCGATCCGATGACTTACTCGAACGTGACACAGGTATTCGACTTCCACTGGCGGGGCGGGCTGCGCCCGAAGGCGTCAGCGATCTGCGCCGCGCTGAGCGGCTGGCTGCTGCCGCGCGGAACCGTGGTCGAAGTCAACCGCGACGAATACGTGCGGCCCGACCCTTACGTGCGCGCGCAGACCGCCGCCATCTACATCGACAAAGGCGTCCTGACCGCCGAGGAAGTCCGCGCGATCGAACGGTTCGGCGCAGGCGCCGCGCCGATCACTGCGCCCGTCGAAGGGGCTGTCGATGCCTGAATCGAACGATCCGACCGGCGTGAGCCTCGATCTGAGCGGTTTCGATTCGGGCCGCAGCGGTACCGGCCCGCCGATCGTTCGAGGCGGTCGACCTCGAGCGGCCTTCGGGCGAAGCCAGCTCGAGGTCGAGCTGCGCAGCGCACCGATCGAGGCGGTCGACTATCCGCAGCGGTCGATCGAGCTGGTCGCGATCCCCTGGGATACCTGGGCGCAGGTCGAGCATCAGGGACGCATCATCGAAGAATCAGTCGCGCCAGGCGCCTTCGGGCGCATTCACGAGCGGCGCAGCTCGAACCGTCTGACGCGCGTGAATCTGGAGCACGATCGGGACCGCTGGATCGGTCGCGTCGAGCAGGTCGACGGGCGCGATCCGGTCGGGCTGCGCGCCGTGCTGCGTATCCGCCGCACGCCTGAAGGCGATCAGGCGCTGATGGATGCGGCCGATGGCATGTACGCAGCGAGCGTCGGGATGGCAGTGCGCCCGACCGACGAGCAATGGGACGCGAAGCGGTCGCGGCGTCGAATCCTGCGCGCGTTCCTCGATCACATTGCGCTCACGGGGACGCCTGCCTACGAGCAGCAGGGCGCGATCGCAGTGCGGTCGGCGCCGCCGCCGTCGACCTCGATGACGCCGAACCTTGACGCCATCCTGGCCGAACGGGCCGCGCAGGAATACGGTCGCGGCTGATTCGGACGATCGAGGCGCCCCAGTAGTTGCCCCAGCTGGGCACGGGCAGGGATCACGGGCCGAGCGCATACCGCTTCGAGCACTGGGGGCCCACTATGTCCGCGACCGACGCCATGGTCGCCAGGCTGGCGACTGAGATCGAGGAACGCCGCAGCTTTCAGGATCAGCTGATCGAGTCGGCGCAGGCTGCGGGCCGCGACCTGAATGCGCAGGAAATGGAGCTGTACCGCTCCGCAGGCGATCGCATTCAGCACTGCAGCGATCAGCTCGAACCGTTGCAGGAAGGCGTCAGGATCGCAGCGCAGTCGGCGGCGCGATCCCGTGAGCTGGCATCTGCGCTCGTCGAGGCGCGCACGGGCCGCTCGACGCAGCTGCCCGTCGAATACCGCTCAGCTGGCGCATACATCGTCGACCGTTGGCAGGCTGGCGCAGGCGTCGAAGACGCGCGCCAACGCGTGCAGCTGTTCGAGCGTGCAGCGGCGCATCAGACCACTGCCGACAATGCAGGCATCATCCCTGAGCCCGTGGTCGGCGGCGTCATCAACTACATCGACGCGGCGCGCCCGATCGTTTCGCAGCTCGGCCCCGCTGCCGTCCCTGGCGGCAGCTTCAAGCGTCCGCGCGTCACGCAGCACACTGACGTCGGCGGGCAGTCGAGCGAAAAGACTGAGCTGGTCAGCCGCAAAATGCTGATCGACTCGATCCCGGTGTCGATGACAACGA